TATCGTGCTGCCGTAGTCGTTGGTACCAAATACGATGATAAACCGGCTAGCATCCGACACAGTGAATGTGTTTTGATACAGTGGAGCATACCCATCAGACCCACCTATGCTAGCAAGGGGGTAACCCCGCGCAGCAACATACTGCGTACCAGACTGGGTGCCGGAAGTGTTAATAGCACTTCCACCGTAAGTGGTGGACAGGTTGCACGTAGCGCCGCTAGCATTGATGACGTAATAGACGGTTCCCGGCACCAAACCAGTTGGTAAATATCCAGTCGTCGTCAGCGTTACCGCTGTTCCGTTAATTAGGGAATACCCAAGTGTAAAAACACCGGGCGTAGCAATAGTGACGGTGAACGATGTATTTTGATACCCAGTATTGGCATCCCAGTAGTAGAGCGGCGATCCGCGTGGACCATACAGCAAACTCTGCCCGTAGTTCATCTGATTCCAAAGCTGCAACGCATTGGTAGATGTACTGCCGTTGCCCCACGTACCAGTTCCCCAAGTGCCTGCACCCCAACCAGTTACAGGAACCGCGTACTCAGGACCATCATTGACTTGATATGAAATGTAGACTGTGCCGCCACCTGTAGTACTAGATGACGCCGTGCCAGAAACCGTGATGCTGTACGTACTGGCGCTCAAATATGTGATGACGTATTCCCCAACAGGGATAGTCACTCCACCTACTGTGGGCACTGCGCCAGCGTAATAAATGGTTATGTACGCACCGTTCGTAGCTCCGTGACCAGAATCGGTGATGGTTACCGTGGTAAAGCCGCCAGAATTAGTAGTAGTATCTGTAGCAAATGGACCGGAGAGCGTACTGGTCTTGCGGATTGGGGTAACGTCGTAGTACGCGCCGCCGTTCTGAATGTAAAACTTCAGGTTTGTGCCAACCCCCATCAGGGTCTGCGCAGAAAGCGTCACCCAAGACCAGAGCGACCGGCATATGCCAAGGAACTTATTACCAGATATTTGCAGCCAGCCGCCAATTTTCTCAGGCGTGCCTTGACGGAAGCGGATTTTTTCCGATTCGTAATACCCGCCCTCGTTGGTGTACCGCGTGTTTTCGCGGTTAACTCCCGATTTGAACAGTATCTTTTTGAGAGGCATTACTTGCTCGCTACACCCTTGTGCTTCTCAAAGCTGCGCATACCGCCAAAACCGAGAAGGCCAGCGAGCAGCGTCATGAGTTGCTCAACATCGAGGTCGGGGGGCGGATGAAGATCTTTGGGTATGATATCCATACCTTGACCAAAAGACCAGCCCCATTGCATCAGCGGATAACCGAGGAATTGGTAAATGAGGCCAAGTACCCCAACCCAACCCACAGCAGGACGCCAACCACTGACAAATAAGCTAGAAGACGCCGCTTCGATTTTATTGACATCCACCTGCGCGAGGTCTGTAGTCTGGTCAATGCGCTTTTCTTCAAGGTCGAGCTTGCGGTCTTCCAACGCCATTTGAAGGCGTTCTTTGTCCGTCGTAATGAGATCGCCCGCAACTTTGCCAACGCCTTCAATTATTGACCCTATCCCAATCAAATCCATTACTTGAGTCCTTGCAGGGTGCGGTTAATCCAGCCGAGCAGGAACTTGGATTGGCTGCGGTCTTTGTTGCAGATGGCGGCGTAGCGTCCGATTTTGGCAAGTGCGTAGGATGGAACAAACTTCTCTGCCGTGCAGATATTGAGTCGTTCAACCGTCTTAGCGCCGATAGCGCCATCTGGAGTTACCCCTACAATGACCTGCGCTAGTTTTGTGGCAACCCCTATTCCGGTGTTGACCGCGAAGTTGAAGATTGTTTCCGCAATCTCTTGATTGCTGAGTTCATCACCTCTAATGCGGTCCCAATAATTTTGGCGATAAAAGTCCCGAACAAGAGATGTAAGTTGTCCGCCCATTTCCTTGCGGTCAACCAAAGCCCAGCCAGCCCATTGCGGGTTTGGGTTTCTTGCGATTCCTGCATAGGTCATACCTCCCCGGTCGCCCGGAATGTCGGTTAACTGATACCCGCCTTCATCGTGAATCATGCGCTCAAACGCAGGAGCAAAATCAGCCATTCTTTGCCTTGTTTATCTGTTCCCACGCAGCTTTCATCTTTTCTTCCAGCACGGCAACCCGAAGGTCCAGTTTGGAAAGAACCACTATGAGCGTGATGATCGCCAACAGAACCGGCCACGCTTTGAAGAAAAGGTCAACCACTTCCATTACTTTTTCAATCGTTCTTCAAGGATCACAATGCGTTCTCGATTGATATGAATCAAATCCCGGTTGGCCTGAATCTCTTTCTCAAGGTCTTGCCGCAGCTTTTCTCGCGCCAGTTCAGCCCCAGAGTTTGCAGCTTGTTTGTTGTCGGATGTGACCACCAGACTAATTTTGGCGTTGAGCACCGTGACATCATGGCTGAGTTTGTCCAGCGAAGACATCAGATACACAACACAGGTAAAGAGAATTGGAAGCACGGCAAAAGCCGTTTTCTCGATAAGCTGAGATTTGGCTTCCAGCTTCTCAGTCATTTCTTCAAGCCCTTGAGCGTCTCGGCTAACCGAGCGCGTTTGCCTTCTACTCCCGGCTTTTTTGCAGCGGCTGCAAGTTTCTTAGCCGGAATGGGTTTACCGGGTTTTGCACCAAGTTCAGACCGAAGCGCACCCGGCTTCTTGATTGCGGATTGAATCCATTTTTCAGACATCTTCAAACTCCGGTTCCAAAATTCGGTCAACAATAATGTGCGCCCACTTCTCTGCGTCCATCTCCGTCACCCGAAAACTTGGGTTTGTCGGTGCAATAAACACCTTGTCCGTATCCCGGTGACGGCTGTTCTTGATTGTGTCCATGAAGATCAAAACGTCCGGTTTGAAGTTCTCCCGAACGTCTGGATACGGAGCAACAAAGTCAGCAATCACAAACTCAGCCGTTGACTTCTGCGCCAACAACATCATCCGAATGCCCTGACGCTCCCGCCCAGCCTTGCTGAAATCCCAGTCGTTGTACTTTGCCCGAACAGCATCAGCGTTGAACCAGTCAACCGTGTACCCGCGCAGCCTCTTGATGAGTGCCTGCGCGAGCGTTGTCTTGCCAGAACCGGGAAGTCCGCAGATTAGAATCTTCACAGAAGCGCATCCAACTCGTCGTGAGTGGTAGCCGCGTCAATTGCCGCCTGCTTCGTGAAGATTGCCTGTCGAGCCGTCTCAACCGCAGTCGCGTCGTACTGCTCACTAGGGTTTGGCGACATCTGCAAACGCATCTGCTCCATCACAACCTGCTGGAACTGGAAGTTAACATTAGCCTTCATCCCATTCTTGCGGTCGTCAACCGAGATGTCGTAGGTGTCCCAGATGATCTGCACTGGGTCTACATTCAAGTCAAAGCGATGTGCGGTGTACCCTTGACGGTGAGGAGTAATCGCTGGCCGCACCTCGATGGCATTGCGCCATCCGTTGTTGCCAACACCATCTGACGGTGGGGTATCCCACACATCTTTGACTTCACCATTAACTACGCGAACGAAATGTGTCATTTAAGACTCCTTATGATTTAGTGGCATATGTACTATAGTAAGTACCAGTAACCGTAAGCCAAGTGGTGAGCGATCCCACTTGCTTTGGTGATGAATAATTAGTTAAATTTCCCAATCCCAAACCGCCCTGACCTGCGGCACCACAAGCCCACAACGTCCCATTGGTTTTTATTGCCATAGAACGGAAATAACCCCCGGCGGCGGGTTTTAACCAATCAGTTAATGCTCCAACTTGTTTTGGAGAAGAATAACTGGTTGTGTTTCCAAACCCAAGTTGCCCATAACCATTTGCCCCCCAACACCAAAGGGTATTATTTGTTTTTGTTGCATATGATGATCCCAAACCAGTTGCGGTGTACGCCCAAGTGGTTAATGAGCCAACTTGTTTTGGAGAAGAATAATAAGTGGTGTTGTTATGTCCAAGTTGGCCGTTTCCACCCCTTCCCCAAGACCATAAAGTGCCATTAGACTTTATTGCTAAACAAAAACTGTTTCTTGAAGAAATGCTTACCCAATCAGTCAAAGCCCCAATTTGTATGGGAGAAGAATAATTTGTTGTGTTTCCCAAGCCAAGTTGGCCAGCATTGTTAGATCCCCAAGACCATAACGTGCCGTTTGTTTTAATAGAAAATGTAAAATTGTAACCAGATGCAATAAAAAGCCAAGTAGTCAGCGAACCGACTTGTTTGGGCGATGAATAATTAGTCGTATTCCCTAAGCCAAGTTGCCCTGATTCGTTTCTACCCCAAGCCCAAAGAGTTCCGTCTGTTTTTGTAGCAATTGTATTATAACGGCCAGAAGTTATATTTAACCAATTGGTTAATGAGCCAACTTGTTTAGGAGATGAATAATCGGTTGTGTTGCCTAAACCAAGTTGACCGTAATTATTTTGACCCCATGCCCAAAGAGTGCCGTCAGACTTTATTGTTGCGACCGAATACCAGCCACCAATAGAAATCGACGCCCAAGTTGTTAGTGACCCAACTTGCTTCGGAGATGAATAATTAGTTGAATTCCCTAAGCCAAGTTGCCCGTAAGCGCCATAACCCCATGAGTATAAAGAACCGGGGGTTGAAGGTTGCGGAGACAACCCAGTCGGCCAAGTCCCATTAGCAATGTAATAATTGGCTTGGTCCATCGTCCAAATACCGGACGCGAACAAACTGTTTACCGTTGGAGCGGTCGCAGAGATTATTCCTCCGGGCCAGCGCTCACTCATGCCACGCTCCTAAGTTTTGGGCGCTCTAGACGCTCTGCAACAGACTTGAATGGGTGGGTCCAGTCACCGTACACCTCTTGCCGAATCAGCCGCATAGAGTCGTAATACGGGGTCCGCTCGCCGTCGATAGCATACAAGAAGTATGGCATGACCGGGGTAATAACCCAAGTCTCCACGCCCATCGCCGCCGACAAATGGCTCACGCTAGTGCAAGACGAAATCACCAAGTCACAACTTGCCGCCGCCTGTCGCGTATCTTCCCAAGAGTTTAAAGGCACTTGCTTTACCCAAGGTGGGCAAGCGTCTGCGCCCTCGTCACGCTGAAGACTGATGAACTCAGCGTCTACATCCTTGACTGCATTGAACAGCAAGTCATACGGAAACTTCTTGTGGTGCTCGTGCTCAAACTTTGACTGCCCCTGCCACCGCAATCCAATACGCTTCTTGCGACCCTTAATAGTCATCGGCTTCTCAAGGTATGGCGCACCAGAGATGTCCGCAAGTTCAAACCCAAGCGGGACAACAGCCGACATCCCGGCAACGTAGAAGTCGTGGTAAATGCCAAACGTAGCCTCGTGCTGGACTACCGCCGAAACACCTTCGACGCCCACAAACAAGCCTGCAAGGGGACCAGAACAAGATACAACAACGCGGCAACCACGTTGAGCAATATGCTTTGCGTAACGAATTTGATGGATCTGATCACCCAAGCCACCCTCAAGGTACAACATCACAACGCCACGGGTCTTGCCATCCCACTGGTTCGTCGGTGCATCCGGGCGCTTGTTCCCAAACACACCCACCAAACGGCCCCGGTCCATCAACTGGTAGCCCTTCTGAATCTGCCCCTGACGCAGGTAGTACCAACCCCGGTTGTACGCGGCGCGGTGGTTCTGAGGCTCCTCTGCCTCAAGTTTCTGCGACAGCCTCCAGCCTTCAGCAAAGTCACCCATCGTGGATGCCGCCAACTGAAGGTCTAGGTCATGCAACTCTGGCAGGGTGCGCGGTTTCTCTAGCCAGAACTCAGGCTGACAGAACGTCGAGTAGTGGTGCTTGAGCAGGTCACGCGGGTCTTCATAGTGCTGTTTAGCCAACACCGGCTTTACGTCGTGCATCCCGGCATAGCCGTGAATGTTCTCGTCGTCTTCCTTGACGCTTGACCCGTCGATGTTCTTCAGGTCGTACTCAAACGGGGGTAGCCCTAGAAACGCATGAATGCGCTCCAGTTGGCTTTGTGGGTCACGGATAAGGTCTTCATACTCCACAAACAAGAAGTTGTCTGGCGCGTGTTGGTAACCGTCCTGAAGGCTGATGTACGCCGCCCGTAGGTGGTCCATCAACTGCCCCGTAGCCATGAACTCTTCCAAGTCCTGCGGCTTGGCTACCCGGATGAACGATGCCGCGCAATCAGGCACAGAACGCACCGTCGCAATGATCTTGGGCTGACGTTCTAGGACCTGAGACATCGCGCCCATGATTTGACCGATAGGCCAGCCACGGGACTTGTCAATGATTACCGGCTTGTCGGTGTCTTCGTAGAACGCATCAATCGCCCCGCGCATGGTCTGCGCCAACTTCTTCCGTTCTGGATCATTTTCGTTGAGCAATCCAGCAGAGTGCCAAGTGTTTGCCAACCCATCAAGCGCATGAACCAACCCGGATGTTGTTGAGACATGGGTCATTGGGTTCTGGTTGAGGATAGCCGCAAGCACGGTCGAGCCGCTACGAGGGATGCCAGAGAGAAAGTGAAGTGTTTTGTTCATGAATTAAGATTGAAGAGCAAGCATATCGCCATTTTTATGACTTAACGCTTTCCAAGTTGTTAAAGAACCTATTTGCTTTGGAGATGAATAATAAGTTGTATTACCCAAGCCAAGTTCGCCCCCGGCATTTTTACCCCAAGACCAAATGGTTCCATCAGTTTTAGTAGACCCAGTGGCGTAAAACCCACAGGAAATACTCAGCCAATTAGTTAATGCGCCAACTTGTTTAGGAGAAGAATAACTTGTTGTGTTTCCTAAACCAAGTTGACCAGAATTACCTCGCCCCCACATCCATAATATGTTGCTGGTATTTATGGCTGATGCTGTGTAAGGTCCGTTAAACACACTTAACCAAATAGTCAATGATCCAATTTGAGTTGGCGAAGACCTATTTACTGTATTCCCTAAACCAAGTTGTCCATCTTGATTCCAACCCCAAGACCACAGCGTGCCGTCAGATTTTATTGCAAAAGATGAATATCCAGATCCGGCGGAAAAATTTGTCCAACTTGTTAATGCGCCGATTTGTTTTGGAGACGAATAATAAGTTGTATTGCCAAATCCAAGATTGCCATAAGCGTTTTGCCCCCAAGACCAAAGAGTTCCGTCTGTTTTTAACGCCAAACCAAAAGCGGCTCCGCAACTAACTCCAGCCCAATTTGTTAACGAACCAACTTGCTTAGGAGATGAATAATAAGTTGTGTTTCCTAAACCAAGACGGCCATTGGATCCTAAACCCCAAGTCCAAAGAGTTCCATTGGTTTTTATTGCCGCTACCCACCTTGATCCAGTTGACACTTTTGACCAATTAGTGAGAGCGCCAACTTGTTTTGGAGAGGAATAAGAGGTTGTATTGCCTAAGCCAAGTTGCCCATAATCATTAAGGCCCCACGTCCAAAGAGTGCCATCAGATTTAATGCTTGCAGAAAAAAAACTAGCGGCAGATATGCTATTCCAATTTGTTAACGAACCAACTGCTTTTGGGGAAGAATAGTAAGTTGTGTTGCCCAGACCAAGTTGTCCTGAACCATTTCTTCCCCAACCCCATAAACCAGCAGATAGTGGAGCAATCGGCCAAGTCCCAGCGGCAATAGCCTGCAACTGCTGGGAACGTGTCCATAGCCCTGAATACTGAACGCCTGTTACGGTAATGACTACTGGCATGATGTATTAGTAAGATAAGCCTGTGCTGATATAAGGCCCAGCGGCGGCGGCCAGCCAAGTAGTTGAAGAACCAACCTGTTTTGGAGATGAATAATCAGTTGTGTTTCCCAGCCCACCTTGCCCACTGCCGTTATTGCCCCAAGACCAAAAGGTGCCGTCTGTTTTGATTGCCAACGAGTGCGATTGGCTGTTTGAAACACTTGACCAAGTTGTTAATGATCCCACTTGTTTCGGAGACGAATACCATGTTGTATTTCCAAGAGCCAATCCACCTGTACCGTTGTAGCCCCAAGACCACAGCGTCCCGTCTGTTTTTATTGCTAAAGTCCAGTAAGACCCTGTAATGTTAGAGGTCCAATTTGTCAAAGCGCCTACTTGTTGAGGAGATGAAGAACCGTATGATGTAGTTCCAAGTCCAAGTTGCCCAGTATTATTTGCCCCCCAACTCCACAACGTCCCATCTGTTTTAACCGCAATTGCATAACCATCATAACCACCAGCAACACTTAACCAATTAGTAAGCGAACCAATTTGCATTGGAGAAGAATAACTAGTAGTGTTTATAAGGCCCAATTGGCCTCTATTATTACGCCCCCAAGCCCACAGCGTGCCATTTGTTTTAATAGCATACGACATTTGGTTTCCAACCGAAACCACAGACCAATTGGTTAATGATCCAACTTGAAATGGCCGTGAGCGATATGTTGTATCTCCCAAGCCCAATTGTCCATAAACATTATACCCCCAAGCATACAAAGTCCCATCGCTTTGAATTGCCAGTGCAAAGGCAACTCCAGAAGAAACAGAAACCCAAGTAGTCAACGAACCAACTTGTTTTGGGGAGGAATAGTCTGTTGTGTTATTAAGTCCAAGTTGCCCAAATTGGTTTTTACCCCACGCCCACAAGGTTCCATCATTTTTTATCGAATAGGCATTGCGAATAGTTCCGTTGCTATTGTCAATTTTTAACCAGTTAGTTAATGACCCAACTTGTTTAGGAGATGAATAATTCGTTGTATTGCCTAATCCAAGAGCGCCGCCACTCCCCATCCCCCATGAATACAAATATGGCAGATACGTTGTCGTCGTGGTCTGAGCGCCAAGCGGGTTGAACCCCGGCTTGTTTATTGCACCCTTGTAGCGCATGGACATGGCGCTAGTCCTTAACTGATGACTTCGTAGCTGATGCTGTAGGTGATGCCGCTGGCTGTGCCAGAGGTCACCGAAATGGATGTGCCTTCTTGCAGGTACACCTGCGTGGTCTTGTCCACTACAATCAGCGCAGCGTTTGCCGGGACCGAGATGGTCGAAGCGATTGGGTACGCCGTACCGCCTGAAGGTGCAGAGCCTTGAGCGACCGCGCCGTTGGTGTAGATGCTGACCGTGGCGTTTACAGCAGACGAGCCGTTGACGTTGGTAGCAACAATCTGGTTAATCTTGAAGACCTGTCCAGATGATGCGGTGTTTGCAAGCAACACAACCGCTGTGGTTCCAGTAGGTGTGTAGTAAGTGGTGGTGCCAGTTGCCGTCGTTGCGGCAAGAAGATTTGGATTTGCCATGACGGGTCCTTAAATCGAGAAAACTAGAGAAATCATTGTAGCTTTTGCCTGAGATACACCAGAAGCCGCAGCCGCTGAAGATACCCAAGCACTACCGTTAGACGTTAATACGTTACCTGTTGTTCCGGGGGAAACGCCAGCAATAGCACCGCTGCTATTAACCAATGCTTGTCCGGTCGTTGAAGTGCCAACCCCACCGCCCACGTTCACAAAGTCAGAGCCATTCCAAGCAAGGATAGCTTTTCCTGACGTTGGAACCACTACGCCGGTCGTAGGGCCAGCACCCCGTACCGTGACTGTGTACGTCGCTGACGTATTGATAACAACGTAGGTCTTACTTGCTGCGGGGGCCGTGACTGTGATGTTTGCTGATGCTGGGCTGCACAGCAGCACCATGTACTGAGATGACGTAGAGCTTAGGCTTGCACCCGTGGTCTTGGTAAGCGTCGTGTCAGTCGTGATTGTTTGAGTACCAGCAACCGCCGCATCAATATAGGTAGAGATGTAGTTGTTGACGGTATCGCCCCAAGTACCTGACAACTCCCCCGTAACGGGAAGGGCAAGCCCTAGAAGCGAGGTATACGAAGTTGCCATTTCAAGTCCTTAGAAGGTCGTAATCACGGCCCAATTTGGAGTCTGGGCGTCGTCAATAGTAGTCCAGTAATAATATCCGGGTATGCCGACTGTTCCAGATGCCGAGTTACCAGTAATTGCAAGAAACCTTGTCGGAACCATAGTTCCTGCCCCGCCAGATGCAAAAGCCCCGGTTAACGTCGCTGCTCTACCCGGACTTTCAGTTCCTACGCTACCTGTTGCCGATACACCAGTAATTGCTTGGCTAAATGTAAGAGCAGCATTCCCCGCAGCGCCAGAAGCGTTTGCGCCAGTAATGGCAACAAGAACGTCTTCGACGCCGCCCCAGTACCCACTACTCCAAGTGCTTGCGCCCCAGCCTGCCACACGCCACCTTACGTCGTAGAGAGTCGAATCAAAGCTGTACTAGAACTGTTTGTCGGCATCGTCAAAGCAAAGTTACCAGCGGTGATTGTCTGTGAACTAAACGTATGGACCGATACCGCCTTGTTGCTTTGGGTTGAGTTATAAACCAACACCGTATCAAACGCCGTGCTTAGGGTGACGTTTGTATAAACAATGGACGCCGAAGGTGTCCAGTACGCAGCACCAGCAGTGGCAGATGAATTAGCTGATGCCGGTGCCGTGGCGTTAGTAACCACAACACCACCAGCCGTGTAGTTAGTACCGGTGACTTCGCCCGTTGCTGTGTAAGCAGTAGTACCAGCGTTGATAGTGGCGGTCGTTAGATACAGCGCACCTTTAAACGTATCCGCAGTGGACGCCGCACGGATAGGCGAAGCCCCAAAGTTGTGTGTTGCAGTCATCAATTCCCCAAGGAACGATGTGCATAGAGACTGGGTATTTGCCATGACTTATCCTATTGCCGCAGCTTCAAGCTGAGTGAACGGTGAGGTTTTGAGGGTAACGTGGGCAGAACGATGGACCAGCACATCATCAAGCCAGTATTCAACCCATGTAGTCAGTTCGATCTCATTATCTACCAAACCTTCCTTTTTCTCCAGAAGGGAGTCGTCCATCTCGCCGTGGATTGTATTGACTAACATTATGCGATCCTGATGATTGCTGATGTATTGGTAGCCGCTGGGAACTGTACGGTAAACGTGGTGGTCGAAGTTTTGTCTGATCCAAAGTCCAACACACAAATTGCTGGATTTGTAGCTCCATCAGCCAAATAGATCAACGCTCCCCGCGCAGTAACCGTAGTAGTCCAGACGGCGTTATTGAATGACCAGTACGAAGTCGTACCGGAAGCACCCACAGTAGGGACTTGGTTAATAGCAAGGATCTGCCCCCCAGCGGTATACCCCGAGGCAGAAACCTCTCCGACTGAAGTGTATCCTGTAGTGGTCGCATCTAGCGTAGCTGCGTTGGTGTACAACGCGATCTTAAAAACCTGCGCCGTACCCGTGTTGAAATTGAACGTCCCACTAGGTAGGCCCGTTTTGAACGTATTGGTAGAATAGTTACCAGTAAACGCCATCAGGTCACCTTCTGACGATACTGACCAGAACGGTACGCATCTTGGCGCTCCAACCCATCGCCCAGACGTTTAGCCAGACCCAACGCTTCTTTGTACTTGCCGTCGTACAACGCCATCATGTCCTGTTCACCCTTCATGTAGGTGTAGGCTTCAACCAGCGTCCCGTACAACAGCACCGTATCAAAATTATCACCCAACCAAGTTGTGCCTGCTGTGACAATTGATGGTGGGTAGAAGAAGTAATGCAACTCCATTGTGTACACAGCATCTGGAGTTGGGCCAAGAAGAAACGTCAGTTCAGCCGCATTACTCGATTGTGGGCCAAACAGCGCGTAGTACTTTGGAAGCGCGGTATCAGTAGGTTGTGGATACGCTTCACGGATGAAGTTAACGTCTTTATTTAGCAGGTACGTGTACTCCCCCGTTGGGCCGATAACTGCTAAAGAGTAGGGCGACAAAAAGTCGTCGGGGCAGGCAAGATACTTGTTTGCTGGGCTAGTTACCCCGGTCACGTTTTTGCGCAACGAAGGGAACTGAATTGTGTTGTAAATGCGCTGTTCCGCCTGCTCAATGAACGTATTCATATCCGCAGTCGGGAACGTGTTCTCCGTATAGTCGGAAACCGCAGTTACAAGCGCCGCATAGTTCATGCCATCGGACCCCGAGCCATTGTGCCTTTAGTAGCCGCGCCCGTACCTCGAATCTTGATGCCGGTATCTTTCGTAGGTTTGGCTTTATCCGCGCCAATCATACCTACTCCAAGATCCATAGTATCAAGACTACTCATCGAAGATGGTTTGCCGGGAGTTGCCGAAACCGTTACGCCTTTTCCCGTCATCGTATGGGGTGTGGAGTAGGTTTTAGCGGGGCCAACTTCTTTGCCGCCTTTCTTCATGCTGAATTTGGCCATTACCGACTCCGCTGATTTGCCGCCCGAGCCAAATTACGGCCCATTTTCTTCATGGCAAGGGAAGTTACCCCGCCTTTTTTCATGCCATGCAGTCGCTTCTCATGTCCTTTAACTGCTTTCGCAGCTTCGACATCAGCGATGCCCTTAACTTCCTTCTTGTCCATGATGACTCCTATGTCGTCACAACTGTGACTGTACCTAACTGAACTGTTAAAACCAAGTTGTTTGGAGTTAGCCCAACGTCTGTATACCTAGCACCGCCTACTGGATTCCATCCCCACTGAATAACCCGGCTTCCTCCTTCAGGATACCCAACAGAATCGGGTGCTGTTGTAGAAGTAAGCGCAATCTGCAACCCGCTCGTGCCAGACTGGTAGTAACTCAAATCAGGACGTGGCTCCCGAACCGCCTGTGGATCGTACACAGGATACATACCAAGCTGTAGCTGCGGATGGTCTGGATTCCAACACTCCGGGCAAGCCTTGATACTAACCTGTTTTGTCTTGATTGTGAGCTTGCGAAGCTCCTTCAGTTTGTACCGCTGGCCACATATATCGCACTCTGCGATACTGAATTTGCCAGAAGCGTATTTCGTAGACATTAGTAGAACAAGACTCGCGGTACGTAGCGATTGTTCGCTTTTTCGCGGTCTTCATCAGCAGCAAGCTGAAACTGCTGTTCGTACTCTGCTTTCAATCCCGTAGCACGCTGCATGTCAATATTGGGCAGCTTCATCGACAGGTAGTACGCCAGCCCAGCAACCATGCAGTTAATAAACCTGAACGGAATATCTTGGGTTGTGACGCCGGTCCCAGCATCTTGGATACGCCGCATACGCCAGTACACAAACGTATAAAACGGAGATGATTGGCTACCTTGGTCTGGCGAAGGCCATACATTGATCTGCGGATACTGCACGCCACTAGGAGTGGTAGCACCCGAACGTCGATTGATCCAGACTTGAATTGGACGACCAGTTGCGTTTTTGTTTGGGATTGTGGAGTATGTGGACTCTGAAATACGATTGATGTTGAGGTCTTGCTGGTTGACTCCCGTACCTGTGCGGGTAACTTGGTCCAACAGATCAATCGTATCTACGGGCAAATCATAGGTGATAGTTCCCATGTAGAGTGGGATACTGCCCTGCTCAATCGTCCACAGATTAATGCCTCGGTTTGCCCATTCAATCGTCAGCAGGTTAAGGGAGCGACGAGCAGTACGAAAATCATAGCCAGTACGAAGCTCTTGCCCACAGCGTTCAAACGCTTCTTCAATAAGATCGTTAACATCAAGATTGAAGATAGCCGTGCCAGTAGTCGTCATTTTTTGGCCGTTTTAGCGGACTGAATGAAGGCTTCATCAGTAGGAGCGCCGGGATCGCCCTTCTTGCGCATCTTTGCCCCGCGCTTACGCTTGGCGTTAATGTTAGCGTAGAGGCCAACAGGCCCCCCTTCGGCATACATATCCACATCGCTGGGGTCATCCTTGCGGACAATCTCCCGTTTTTTGGGCATTTTAGAGGGGCTGATTGCGCCCATGCCCCGGCTCGCCATCATACAAACTTGCCTCGGGTTTTGCCCCGCTCAGCGCAACCATCAGCACGAGAAGAAGCCGTTCCACCAGCCGCCATTTTCTTTGGCTTTTTGATGTTTTTTGTTGGTCCTTCATCTGGCACAGGAGGTTGCCCCATGTCAGCCGTATAAATATCGGTCTGACCTTCCCGTTTCTTGGGCTTAGGCGGAGTCGGTGAAGGCGTTGAAGTCGTTGGGCCTTCGTCTGGCATGGGAGGTTGCCCCATTTTGGCGGTATAGATTTCAGCTTGTCCGGTAGCCATGATTACATCATCCTTCCACGAGTTTTGCCACGTTGTGCACAACCATCCCCACGGGAGGATGCTGAAGAAACTTTGCCACCTTTGGCAAAGGCTTTGACTTTGCCACCTTTTTTCATATCAGGGTTACGATCTTCGCTACGCTCCATACCCCGTGGGTTTTTGGTTGCGCCTTGCCCAAACCGCGAGGATTCACCAGCCGAAACACCACCCGATTCACCAGCAGCTTGTCCGCGATTCATACCGCTAACCATCCGCCCTTCTTGCTTAATTGGGGGATTTTCGCCAACAGCAGCTTCTCGGCGGGGTGTATATTCCCGTTCAGCTTTTGGCCCACTCAGGGCTTTGGGTTCTGAGCGAGGTGCTGGCAACGCTGGAGCTTCCCGGCGAGGGGCTGGAAGTGCTCTGGTTTCGCCACGCAAAGTTGGCTCGACCCGATCACGAAGCTCTTTAGTTGCTCCAGATACAGCCGCCAACCCACGAAGCGCACGCAAAGGGGGAAGCGCCATCTCTGGGTGGACTCCCTCCAACGGCTTATCTTCTTCACGCAGACGGTCAATTTCCATCTGCTTTTGGCGTCCGGAAAGATCTGACTTGAAGGTTGCTCCCGTGCTGGTCTTTTCAGACTTCGGCATGGGCATGTCTTCTTTCAGCTTCGTGTTGAACTTCTTCCCGCGAAACTCAAAATCGGAATCGCCCATAGCACGGGCGGCTTTGAATGCGCGTTCAAATTCACTGAGTGCCATGATTATTCCTTAACAGGCCCTGCCGCCCTTGTTCATCTTGACCATCTTGGTATCGGTTTTGCCCTTTTTGGCAATCCCATCAATGGACCCACCCTTCTTCATGCCCTTCATCTCGGCCATCTCATGTTTGACCATTTTGGCGGGAGCGCCCTTCTTTTTCATGAAGGCCACCTCTTTGCCAACCATTGCTTTGGACTCAGCCATTTCACCACCCTTTGAAAATTTACGACCCTTATCAGCCGCTGAGAAGTCCTTGCCCACGGACTGAGGAACGCCAGCTTTCTTGGCAAAGGAAGGCGAATGGGCAATCGCTTCCATAAAACGATGTTGTTTAGCGGAGTGGCTAGGCATGTTTTTCTACCAGTTTATCAATCTTTGTTTCAAGCCGGTCAAGTCGGTCAAAGATGCGGTTAATGTCTGCATCAAGCTGTGTCTTGGTCACGTACTCTCTTGGAAGCTCTTCGCGGGTTTTGTTGACTAAAATCTGGATGCGTTTAACTTCGTCAAACAGATTTTTAACGATAAAGCCGATTGACGCCATAGCAATCGACAAAACGATATTCCAAAGCTGCGTTTCCACTTAGCACTTCCACTTACGCAAAGACTTATTGATACGGCTATCTGGGTCGTTGGCTGTTGCTGCACTTGTGTTTTTCTTCTTGTGCCCTTCCATCCGGGCACAGAATGACTTCTTACGCGACCCACCTTCGGGTTGCGGAGGCTTCAGGTCCATCCCCTGTTTTTTAGCGGAAGCCCTACCTTTGGCATTCAACCCCCCTTCGGGGTTCTTGCCTTCCTTGCGTTGCCACGCTGGGGTTTTAGCCATGATGTTTCGTAGTTTATACGTTGCTAGACTGTAGTGCAACCCAATCTATCGTGCTTTTGCCGCAGAAGACAGCGGGTTGTGCTTGTCTTCAAACATTTCGTCTACAACTTCACCGTCCATGTCTCTTAAGGCAAACACACAGTAGTACAAAACATCGTCCGTAAGCGCCGTAATTTTGTGTTCGTGGTCTTTATCAATAACGATAAAAGTGGGCGACTGAAACTTTTTTGCTGGGTGACCTTCAACTTCAACTTGTACGTTGCCCTTTACAAGCAAAGTTACGTGGTCAAAATAATGTTTATGCCCATCGTGACCATCCCCTGCGTTGGCAAGCCTATTTTGCCTTACCCAAATGTTGCCAAAATAACCAAGTTCAATCATATTGCTCTTTGCACCGGAGTTTGACCTTCTAAAACAATCTCAATCCATTTTTGGTTTTGCTCGTCCCAATTATAGGATTTTAAATCTTTTGGGTGCGGAATAGGGGCTTCCCACAAACAAGTTTCTTCATTTAGACTCCAAGACTCATATGGCTTGGGGGGAATAAACGCATCTCGATTTGCGTCATAAGTGTACCCAACACCAGCACAATTTTTACGGAACGGAGTCCCCCCTAAAAGATGAACGCCGCCGCGAGTGTTGTAACTAGTACGCTTGCCGTTGTAATACAACTCCCAGTCAATTCGATGACCGTCTAACAAATCGTTTTCATGCCGCCCAACAGTAATATTGACAACGACATTATTTTCATCAAGAACTGCGTAATGTGCCATTTATGACCTCAAGTAAATGTCACGGTATCACCAGAACCGGCAGCGGTAATAGTGTAAATCTTAAATGCGCCAATTGTTGCGACAGAACTTGACACCCCACTAGTAAATGTTGCGGTTCTTGCGGTATCAATTTTAAGGAAAATTACACCTGTGCCGCCGTTAGCGCCGTTTCCAGACCCA